TTCCGAACCAGTTTTATTAGTACGAACAGAAAATTTCAATGTCATTCTATCTATTGCTGTAGCAGTTAATTCAATAAAGAAATCTTGTTTTGATGATGGTGATGCCATGCATTTAACAGATTTTGTTTTAGGTAAAAATACAGCAACATCATCTTCATCAGTTAATATCTTATAGTTTGTACCGTATGCTTTAATGACCAAAAGCGGAACACTTTCATCTTTACCTACAATGGCCTTGTTTAAGTAATCAACTGTTTTCTTAGTATTCTTTTCAAAAACTTCCATCAATGTATCTCTAATAATTTCTAAATCATTATCATACATTTTTTCATATTCTTTTAAATCATTTCTTTCAAAGGCTTCTAGTTTTTTCAACACTTCCTTTTTCTCTGGACCTTTATCGTAATAGAATTTATCTTTACTGAAACTCTTATATGTTTTATTCCATAGTTTTAGTCTCAAGTCATTTACCTTCTTCATGTCCATTTCTTCTAATATAACATTGACATATGTGTTAAGTTTAGGCTCAGAAGAACCTTCTTCACCGGCCTTTAATGAAACACCTAACATCTTGCCATTTTTATATTCTAAGAATAAATCTCCTTTGTGTTTACCATCAACACCTGGAGGTTTTTGACGATAACCCCAATAAACTTTTGCTATAGGTCTTTTCTTGTGTTCTTCATATAAGTATTTTAAAACACCCATAGCATTTTCCATCTTCTCTTTAAACTTTGAAGATTCTGGAAATTGATTGACATAATCCTCACCAGCTTTTCTATTATCTGGTGCTAAATAGACATTAGACTTTTTATGGTCAACGGATTTTAGAAATGAATAGAAATCCTCAACAGATTTTGGTTTGTAATCACCCTCAAATGCAAGTGCAGGTGCTAATTCTGTAATGGTTGAATTGAGTGTGGTTTCATTCATACCACCAGATGCAGGTTTGAAGACAAGAATAACCGAACCACCTTTTACAAGGTGATTGTAATCAATAACTGTAACTTCTGTACTACCAGAAAGAGCATTATCTTTTTTACGATAATAAACAAATTTATCTTTAGATAACTTCGTTTCAATTTCTTTTTGAGCACCGGCCTTATCTTTGGCTTTAATAGTTACAACTTGTTTTGCCCTAGTAGATTTCTTTTCGTTAATCTCATAGGCATATTGATTTAGAATGTTGTATAATGGATTTTTTGTCATGAAAGTATTTATCTAATAATTTGAATCTCTTTTCCAGATGTCCAGACTTCCAACTCTGTTCTAACTCTACCTTCGGTTTTCAATGTCTCATAACGATTGGTGGCTTTGTTTTTCCACCATTGTACAATGTTCTCCAATTCAAACTTGTCGTAGTTTTCATCTTTGACTAATACGTCCGTTTTACCATTAACAACATCAATAAAGTTTTTAAAACCATAGTTGGATATATAGTAACGTTTCTGTTCTGTCAAAGACTTGGCATTATCTATCACTTGGTTGAATTTGTCAAGTTCTGGTGTACCCTTCAATGCACTTTTAACCAAAGAAATAATCTTCATGCTAATCTTTAGTTTCTTGCTTGATGCATCATCATCTACAATCTTGCCTACACGTTCTTGTACATAATCACGTAGGTCTGCATATGGTTTTCCATGCATCATCGGTAAGAAATCACTTTCTGTTTCACCTTTATGGCGAATGTAAGGCTTCATGCCATCATATTGTGAGGATGACTTGGTAGAACCATAGAGACTTGTTGTTTCAAAAAGACACAGGTTCATATTGTACTTCTTGTTGACAATCTCACGGACTGTATGAGAACAACAGATGGCCGCCAAGAGTTTACCACCAAGATAATTATAACCAAAGGGTTGTGCAGGTACAATCACAAAACCCATCATTGCAGTATTGTTGAAGGCCTTACCACCTTCTGGTGTCTGTGTAAACACTTGTCCTAGCATTGCATTTCTAGGCTTGCAGTTGATTACAGGTGAACCTAAACGAATGAATCCTAAGAACTTACCTGTGTTCTTCTCTCTTACAACCAAATGAATGCTACGACCAACAGGCCTGATATTGATATGAGATGAAGTGATGTTTAGTAATGATTCCCAAGTATCATTGGCAATAGTAGTGACTTCAATATCCATATCACTAGGACACATTGAAAAATCTGAGAAAAGGTCATCTTCCGGTGCAAAGAGAGGGTTTGAAGGCATCTCTGCAAGAGAAGCCAACTTTTGGTCCCGCATATATTCATCAATACGGTTGAAGTTACTGAAATAGTCTTCAAATACTTTGGCACAATGAATAGCCTCCTCTTTAGTTAAATTCATATTTTAAATCCATCAAATGATTTCTTATTTAGCTTGTTCGGTATTTGTACCGAACCAACATCAACCAATCCTTCTTGACCTGATTGTTCCACATCATACAGTTTCATCTTCGCTCTGTCAATACCAATCGTGAATCTTTTATAATATGTTGGATCATTATAACGATTCTTCAACTGCTTGACCATGATTTGTCCCATCTCTTCCAATTCTTCGGAAGTGATTAGAGCAAACATCAGGTCGGCGGTAGCGGGCAAACCAAAACTCTCACTTGTGTCTTCGAGTCCTGGATCGGAAGATGAAAAACCTGACCTTGTGGTCTGAGTTGCAGAAACAATTGGGACTCCGTACTCAACGGCAAGTCCTCGCAACTCTTCTGCAATTGACTTAACATAAGTGTATGAATTGACATTTGCTCCTGCCTTAATTCTAGAACTGCAACATATGTTAAGATAATCAACAAAAATAATATCAGGCCGAAAGCTCTTTTTAAGATAGAGTTCATTTAGTAAAGTCCTAAAGTGTGTTGTAGAAGCTGAAGCGGTAGGATATTCTTTGATGATTAGTTTGCCTGTCGTTTTAGCTTTCACTTTTTCGACCTTCTTATCATACATTTCCTTAGATAGACTCACCAAATCATCCAAAGATACATTCAATAGGTTTGCATCTATTCTTTCCGCAATACGTTCTTCAGCCATTTCCATAGTGATATAAAGAACGTTTCGACCCAACGACATAACTCCAGCGGCACAATGACACATAAAAAGTGACTTACCGACACCAGTACCAGCAAGAGCAATGTTAAGAGTTTTAGCAGGAAGACCACCTTTTGTAATCTTGTTAAAGAAATCCAAGTCGAATGGAATTCGCTCTTCATGTCTGTGGTAAAACTCATAACGCTCATCACTATTCTCCAAATAATCGTGGCCTACAGATGTATCAAAACTTATTGCCAAAGCGTCTGATAGTATCTTGGGAATCTGACCTTTCTCATGGGTTTTGTCTTTTCCTTCGAGTATAGAAATAGACCCCAATACTGCATTGTAGATAGCCTTTTCTTGTACAAAGGACTCCGTTTTGTCAACAAGCCATTGAATCTTGGATTCTTCTTGCTTAGTTGAAACAATCTCTTTAAGATACGATTCGGATTTCTCCACTTCGTCATTTGTGAGATTTCGTTTCTCTTTGATGGCCAATTCAATTGCTTCAATCGATGGTGGAGAATTGTAAGCGTTCGTAAATGTATTAATTTCATTGAATATTAATCTTTCGGTTCTATCTGTGAAATATTCATCCTTTAAAAACGGAAGAACCTTTCTTAGGTATTCCTCCGAGTAAATTAAGTTCCTCAATATCGTCTGTTCTATTTTCATCAATCATATCCTCATCTAGATTGGCAGTCATCAACTCTACCAATAAGTCGCCTGCATAATGTTTAAACTCTGGATCTTTTTCCAGTTTCTTTGGCTTCATCAGAGGTGATTCTAACACATAAAAAGCAAATTGTAAACGGGTCTGTTCAACTTCTTCCTTAAAAGATACCTTCCCGTACTTGAAGACGGTATCTTTGTATGTTCCAGACAACACTTTGATGTGTGTTATGTCTGCTTCATCCTTGGGATAGATGAAACAAAAATCAATACCTTCTACCATCATTCTTCCAATTGCATGATATCACCAGTGGTGATACTGTATTTGTTTGCAACAAAATTCAAGAATGTTTGGTCAGCCAAAATAGATGTCCAAAAATCTTTGGTGTCTGTGTCTTTGATACGATATTTCTTCTCTTCAACTTCACCAGTTGCGGAATTTACTTTTGAATACCATCCATTACTAGGCTTAATAACGTGACCAGATTCCACAGCAATATCAAGCAAGCCACTCCACTTACTAATACCACCGTCAAACGAGACAGTAACAGGTATTTTTGATTTCTCTTTAACATATCGACTCTTTTCTACATTGATGATGAAATGGTAACCAACAATTTCAGTACCTTCTTTTTCTTGTTGACGACCTAGAATGAAGATGTTATCAGCAGAGTAATAAGAACCTGTACCACCACCAACGATATCTTTAGGGAACATTCCAATTTCTTTGTATGTATGGTTGACTACAATCATTGGAATATCTTTCAACGATAAGTGTGGTGTTACCATACGGAACAAACTCTTCACTTGTTTAGCACGGGACATATCAGCAACTGATTTCTCTGACAAGGCATCTTCAACTTCTTTCTTTGAAGCCAAATTACCAATTGAATCGATGACGATAATCAAATGTTCGCCACGTTCCAATTCAGTTAACTGCTTCATAATATCAAACTTTAATTGTTCAATATCAGTAAGCGGAGTGTGAAGCACCCGATTAGTGTCAATACCAAAAGAGTCAAAATAGGACTGGGGAGTACCAAACTCAGAATCATAAAAAAGTAAAGCAGCGTCTTCATATTTGTCCAAATAAGATTTGGCCATCAATAGAGAAAAAGCAGTCTTAAAATGTTTGGATGGACCTGCCCACATTGTAAGACCTGGTGTTAAACCACCATCCAACTTTCCAGATAACGCAACGTTAATCATTGGTACTGCTGTTGGTATCATATCCTTGTCTGTAAAGAATTTTGATTTCGATAGAATTGCAGAATCTTTGATGCTGCTGTTCTTTTTGATTTTATCTAATATACTCATTTCATTCCTTTGTTAAATATTGTCATGTCTATTATCTATCCATGGTCACGAGAAGAAATCTTCCAGAGAACTAACCTTTTCAGTTGACCAACCCATACAGTCCAAGATGACCTTGATTGGCTCAAGAAAGGTCTTTTCGAATTGTGTATCATAATCGATATACTTTGAAATGTCAAACTCTTTAGGCAATCTTGCCGGATAAGAGATGACAGTATCTTTGAATGGGTTTGGCATCCGCAGATAAGAGAATTTAATCTTCTCACCTTCCTGAATCAATGGATACTTCTTGGTTAGTCCCATTTGGTTTAGATGATGATTGTATAGTATGGCGCCTTTGACATGAATAGGAGTTCCAAGTTTATACAACTGTAACGAATCGGCATACTTAGCAAGTCCATTAATACCACGTGGAAAAGATATGTCTTCTGGTGGTAGACTGCTAAAATACGTTTTGAACTCGGCAATAAACTTGTGCATGTCTTCTTCAGTTCCAGAAATCATAATCTTGATTGATTCTTTCATCTTGCTACGAACAGCTGCAGGTGTAGATGACTTAATCATTTCAAGACCCATGACTTTCAAGTCTGGTTCATGGTAACGAACACCTTCATTATCATACACATTCATAATGTAACGTTTCTTGGCCGTCCAAATACCTTTGTTTGCAAGTGCCTCACGTTTCATCTGCATTTTTTGTGCATAAGCGTGAACATAATCCGCAAGTTCCTGATATGACTTACTGATGTAAGGTTCAATCTTAGATTTGCAAACACGGTCCATGAAATCAATAATCTTCTCAGTTGGTACACTAACTTTACCATCTACCCCATAAACTTTATTGACCAAAGGACCAAGTTTTAGGTAAATCGAATCGGTATCAGATGCAATTACATAGTCAACATTTTTTGTTTCCAATAGCTTGTTCATGTACTCATTGAGTTTGGCTTCTATCCACCTAATACTAAATTGACCAGCTGTCGTGACACCCAAAGCCATCCTAAGGTCATAAAAACGAAAATATTGAGAGCCAAGAGCACCGTAAGCAGAATTAAGAGAAACTTTCTTAGCCAATTGTAGGTTGTTGTATCTTGCAATACGCTTTTCAATTTCATACTTCTTGGATTCATCTCGTTCATTTTCATACTCCTGTTTGGCTTGGAGATACAACTTTTTAAATTTCTTCCTATCTTCATACATTTCTTCCATCATAGCAGGCAAGAAACCTTGTTTGTCGGTACGAAAGAATTGACCATTAGGTGTCAATGTAACACCTTTCAATTTTGATGTATCAATTTGTTTAAGCAATAATTTATCAACACTTACACCTTGTGATAATACCTCACGCATTTCATCGGTATAGTTTTCAGGTTCAATTAAAGTTTCGGGACTTATGGAATATTGCATCATAAGGTGGGGGTATAAGCTATTGAGGTCAAAGCTAGCAACCCAATCGTGTGCACCAACTTGAACTTCTTTAACATATGCGCCTTCAAATGCACCATCTTTTTCTTGTACATCTCTTGGAGGAACAACAATATTGTCTTGCATCAAACGATTATATGTCAATGCATCCCACATTCTAGTCTGTGCAAACACATCTTCATAGTTACATTTCGTATCGTAGGCCAAAGTCAAAGCCAATTCAATCAACTTCAACTTATCTTCCAGTTTAATAATCAACTCAACGTCTTTGATGTTATATTCAATGAACTTTTGGAAGTTTAGACGATACAGTTGGTGTAAGTTATCATACTCATCATAGGACAACTTGTTTTCGCCAATCTCTGCATTAGCGATGGCATCCAAACGATAAGATTCCTGTGATTTACCATCAGGAGCATACCATCTGTATAGTTCAATGTAATCTAATGACGAAACGCCCATGATATCATATGCAGTCATTGGTCGGCCATTGATGACAGTCTTACGTTCACCAATATAATTCCATGGTGATAATTTCTTAGTCTCATCTTCGCCGAGAATCTTACGAAACCGATTAATCAAATATGGAATATCAAAGAACTTGGTGTTCCATCCAGTCAATACGTCTGGTGTGTTATGACCCCATTGTTGAATGAATTTCTTACAGAGAGTCCATTCATCTTTGCATTTTATGTAAATCTCTTTGCCTTGGACTTCATAATCACCACAACCAAAAACAAGAGTCGTGCCATTGATATACTTAATAC